TGCTCAACAACGCTGTCAACTGCAACCTTTGCACCACTTGCAGTACCGCCAAGGATAGCACCGACAAGGCCGCTATATCCCGCTTCCTTCAAGTTCTGCTGCCAGTTCTCGCCCCACTTCTCCGCAAGTTTGGCAGTGCTTGCGCCAGGGTTCTTTGCCCATAAGTCCGTAGCCTGTTCCGGGAATTCCTGTAATGCTTCGGTAACACCTTCTTCAAGGCCACGTTTGGTAACTTCCCATATCTTAGCCTTCAGTCCGCTACCGGCTGGCATCTTTTTAAGCAGTCTGCCAAGCGGAAGTTCTTCAAGTACCGCCTGTGGGATTGCGTTCATCAAGCCTGCCTCTGCTGCTCTGCTTGCGTTTACGCCCTCTTTGCGCAGTCGCAGGTATTGTTCGCCGCTGATGTTGGCGCCATTGTAAAGCATACTGATAGCGTGTACAGTTTTTGCAGTTGCACCGGCAGCGCCTACACCTTTAGTCAGCGCAAGTTGCACTAAAAGCTGAATACCGTTTTCAGCCAAATCATAACCAAGTTGCCCAGCCGCCGTATCAGCCTTAACTTCTTCGCGCTTTAAAATCTCGTCGGTAACATAGCCTAAAGCCTTGCTGATGTTCTCTGATTGGTCATACTCTTTAACAACATTCTTGTCACCCTTATGAGCTTCAATATTAGCGTCAACGGTCGCTTTAGCCGCACCGAATAAGCCACGCACCGAACCTTTAAGGCCGTTCATTACGGCAGTGCCTATGCCTGGTTTATCATCGTTGATAATGCTGCTAGTATCAATCGTCGGTGAGCTATTGCTCTGTACTGCCTGCGAAAACTTATTGTACTCATCGTCGCTCATTTTTTGCAGGTCATAATAGCCTAAAGTTTCAGCAGGAGTTAAATTGCTGTCTGCACCGGTCGCATAACCGCCATTATACCAATCCTGTTTTTCGTTTCGCAGTCTTTGAAATTCTTTTTCGTTATCTTCCCAGCTCATTTAATAATCTCCATTCATAACCTCATCAAGATAGCCGCCGTTGACGTTGCCGTCGCTGCCGTCAAAATATGTTACGTGATACCAATCGTCAGCAATTTTTTCAGCTCTGGCTATACCTGCTTTTGCTAACAGTGCATCGTTGCCGCTAAAAGTTTTTGTGCTGTCCCACAAGAAGCCCGGCTTTGTTACATAAGAACCAAAAGTCCGTGTGGTGATAGCCTGCTTCATGGCATCAACTAATACTGATTCATCCGGGTTCATACCGTTGTGTTCGGCGCGGTACGTTCGTACCCACTGTTTGCCGTATATCTTTAGCCCTTGTTTTACTTTATCGTTAGAAGAAGTACCCATTACATACTTGCAAAGGCCGTCCCAATCATAAGCATATTCGCCTGCGCCACTCAACCAATTATCATAAGACTTATCCAATGAATTCATATCTGAATTAGTTGCTCCGTGGCTTCTTGCAAAAGCTAAAAATTCTGCCTTAGATTTAAACCTGCCTGCTTCCAGCATAGAAATTACTGCTTCTTTGCCGTCACTGCCAAGTTTAGCTATGGCTTCACGTCCACCGCCACCACTGCTTCCGCTTCTGCCTTGCGGTCCGTATATCGCCTCCACCGCATTACGGTATGTTACGTACTTGTCGGGGTCACTGCCGGCCTGGTTAGTAGCCCACGTCATAGCTTCACTATAGCTTGTGCCGTTACCAAACATAGCAAATATCTCACTCTTTATTCCTTCAAAAAGTTTGTTCTTCTTATAAGTTTCTATTCTGTCATGGTCTGCCTTAATAATGCGGTACTGCTTCATAATGCGGTCTTGCCCGTCTAGGCTTATATGTTTGTGTGCTACTGTGCCGCCTTTATAGTCCGTAAAGTCCAAATCAAGGTGCCCACCCGTAGAGTTTGGCGATGGATTAGAATATTCGTCCAATACCTTGATTCCTTTGCTTTGCATATAAGAAATAAATTTCTTGCGATTGTCTGCGTTCTCTAGCCAGTCAGCTGCAACATCAAGTTTGACACCTGCGCCGTGGCTGTGCTCACCGGCAGCGTGAATATCTGTACTATCCGTGCCGCTAGTGACAATAAGCTGTGCGCCGCTCAATGTGTTAAATTCTTTCGCAATATCAGAAAGGCCGATGGTTACTTGCTGCTTTACGCCATCAAGGGAAACACCGCTGTTCCTTACCCATGTAGTACCTTCTGCCTGCGTTTCGACTTTGCCGCCTTCTGGTAAAAAAGCATCCATGTTCTCAACCTCTTTGCGTACCGCTTCTTCATCGTCGCCATATTTAGCATATAAATCTTTAGCGGTATTTCTCTCAAAAGCGTTGCTCTCTTTATCGTATGCCACCTTCTCAAAAGCGGCGCGCTGATTAGCAGTCAGATAACTACCGTATTTATCCATGATGTTACGCATAGTGCCATAATCTTCGTTGGTGATACTTGCGCCGACGGCACTCGCTACCACCTGCCCGATGTTGGCTCTGCTCTTAGATTCGATAAACTCTGCGCCACGCTTGCCATATATAGCACTTGTCAGTAACTGTGTACGAATAATTTCATCTTGCAGCGCCTGCGGATTGTTCCAGTTCTTCTGTACAAACTCGCAGGAGTTCTGAATATTATTGTCATAGCGCAAATCGGTGACTGCTTCTTTCTGCTTCTGCTCGTATTGGTCGACGGTCTGGAAGCCTTGCTGCGCACTCTGATACATTAAATGGTCAAGTGCAAGCTGATTCTTTTTGCTATGCAATTTAGTGTTGCTCAACACATCCTGCCTTGCTTTATTTATCTGCTCTGTGTAGCTTGCGCCTGCACCGGCAGTGCCTTCTAACTTTGTATTCATAAGGCCGCTTTCATCGTTGTACATGATGTTATAACGGCTCTTATTAAATATATCCATAGCATTAAGAATGGACTGTTTGTCCTCATCTTCCTGCTGTGCTTCTACTGCTACCGCCCATTTGTTGGCGGCACCGGCAATAGCGGCAAGTCCTTTGCCGCCGCTGCCATAAGCGTTAAGGTCACTCGATACCTTGACAGTCGCACCGCCACCGGTACCCAAATTAACACTGCCTTGATAACCTGCAATCTTCATACTGTACCTCCCTTACCAGCTCCATTTAGTAAAGCCTGTATTATCCATGAACGGGTTATTCTTCTTTGCCTGGTTGTAAAGATTGAAGCCGTTCATATTGCTAGCAGGAAGATTGAAATCACTGTTAGCATCGTACCAATCGTCACTGCTTACCGTAGTTGTTCCCTTGCTGCCGCCAATCATACCTTTAGAGTAAGCGTTCGCCGCCGCACCTACAAGCGTACTAAACATCTGCATTTTGCCGTTGGCTTTAGCGTTCTTCGCCGCCGCATTATATGCGCTTGCCTGGTTGCGATAATTAACCTCGTTTACATAAGTGCTCCACGCATCATTACGCTGATTTTGCAACAGATTCATACTGTCTTTTTTGTAAGCGTCCTCGCTGCTTGAAAGAATATCAGCAACACTGCCGCTGTCGGTTAGGCCGCTGCTGCCGGCCGCCGCCAGCGCCTGCCCTCTTGCAAGCCTCATTCTATCGTTGAGTTGGCTTTGCTTCTGCGCATACGCTTCTGCCTGCTGCTCACGTTGGCGGCTCATAATAGCCGCGTTCTGCTGTGCAGCCTGCGCCTGCGCTTTATATGCCTGCTCCTGCTGTTTGGCCTGCTGATGTTGGCCACTTAACTGCATGACAGTTTGCAGGCCCATTAAAATGCCAAGTGTACCCATTACGTTCACTCCCCTCTATATGGAATATAAAACTGATAAAACTTTTTGCCGTCCCAACCTATTTTAGGCTCTACCAAGAATACCGCCCCCAAGTGTCTTAAATAGTTAATGCTAGTGCGGTTCTTCTCATAAACAATGTTGTGCAGCAGTCCATGCTTGCGTACCCATTCATTCAGCACTCTTTTCGCTTCCTTGAAAAGCAGGCTCTTTGTGTAACCATTGTAAAGTTCGTTCGTGCCTACCATCCAGATTCCGCGTCCCGGTGCGCCCCATTCCATGGTACCCTTGCCAAATATCGCAAGCAGTTTTCCGTCCTCACCACGGTATACCCTTGTTTCTTCGTCAAGTTTGATACTGCCAATGAGCACAAATACCGGGTCACTGCTTGCTTCCAAATCTTCCTTATCATGTGGCCGTATATCTTGCATAAGTTCTTCAATCAACGGCACAACATTTTCTTTTGACTTATTATCAAGGATTTCAACAGTCCACTTCTTAGCCACCGAAAGACACCTCCCGCACTACCGCCAGCAAGTTAAAAGGATATGGCTCATCCGTAACGATAATCACTCTGCCTTCGTTATTAAAGCCGCCAATAGGCAAAGTCATATGCTTATCACCGGTAAATAATTTAATATCGCTCACTGCGTTCTGCTCATCAAAGTTCATCAAGTCCATAGTATTTATATCCGGGCCGACCATGCCGCCAAGAGAATTACTTAAACGCAGGATGCAATTACTAATCTGCTTTTTGCGTCCTTGCATAGTGCCGTCACCCGTCTTAATTTCGACGTTTGGCAGTTCCACGATACTTCTATAGGGCAATCCAATAAAAGCGTGTTGCACGGCCGCCGGGAGCGTCACAGTGCCGTCCTGGCTTACTGTCAGTCCGCTATACATTCTTCCGTCACCGATAACAGTAACTTTTTCACCTGCCAGCTCTGCTGCATCAATCTCCGTTTCCCCACTGCTCTTTTCAGCAGCGCTATACTCAATAGCATTATCAAGCATAATATAATCGTCGGGATTATTGCTCTTTGCAGGATTCTTTGCCAGATACTCGATATTGCGTACTGTCACGCCGTTTATCTCTCGCTGTACTACAAGATAAATAATATCTTCGTCACCTTCCTGCACTGCTGCCACAGCTTCAATCTTACCTTGCGTTTCTATCGTCGACCAGGCATATACTTTTTGTTCCATGATGTAGGATAAGCAAGCCATAGTTCCGTCACTTCTCACAAAGTATATAGTGCTGTCGGGTTCCTGCTTATACGCGCTGTCGACAATCTGCACATTCTCTATAATATGCTTTGCCAACAAGGTTAAATCGTTACCGCCGTAGCTGTCTGTTTCATAGCTATATGCCATATCCCTTACAGTGCTTCCACGGCCTTGTACAAACACGATTCTGCCGCCAATCATCAGCGGCTCAACAGTGCTGCATCCGCGTGTAGTCTGCATTTTCGGTACGGCCTTAGATGGGGTTACAGTATCGCTGCCGCTTACTGTCCATTCGTTGCCAGCGGTCAAGACAATTAAATCGGTGCTTGCTATCAAATGCAAAATCTTAAACTGCTTGCGGCTCACGAACGCAAGTGCTACTGCGCTATCGTCGGTAACAGTGCCGCTGGCTTTCTCTACACTGAAATTGCCGTAGTCACCGGTCCTGCTCATCCACACCATATAAGGCTGCTTCTTTGTACCGCCAAAACATAATCTGTCCTGGAAAAAACAAAGTGTTTGCGGGTACCCGAATTCTTCACTCCATGCGCCCCATAAGAAATTAGTTGTCATATCCGTTGAGCCAAGTTCTTTTTCAACATGGGCTTTAGCTGTACTGTCGCTAGTGATTTCAGTGAGTTTTACAACACCTTCCGCATTGTAGGCCATTGCTGTTAAATCAACAGTGCAAGTACCACTACTGATAGTGCATACCGCTCTTAAAAATACCGGCTCTGTTACACTACCGCTTTCTGACGGGTTGTAATCGTCTTTAGATGTATATTTTCTGTATTCCTTCCAACTTTCGCCATCGTCGCTTTTTTCTATAGCAAAACTGCCGCTCCAGGTCCCGTGACTGATAACCTTCCAATTTTCACCTACGCGCACTCTTTCAGTAGTGCCGTTGCTGGTAGATACAGTCTTGCTTGCAATCTCTTGTTTAAGTTTGATATACGTGCCCGGCTTGCTGCTAGCAAAAATATTCTTGTTGCTCGTCAAGGTAATATCGCCTTGCGTTCCCGAAGGTGTCAATTCTTTATTGCCAGTATAAAGAATTTTTACCCAGCCATTAGCGCCCGCTTTACCAGCATTGTCTTTATATGTAGTACCCGCAATACCGCCAATACCACCGCCGCCTGCGCCGTATGTTGCGCCTTGCGTGCCCTTTGTGTTTTGATAACTGCCGTCAATAGCTTCACGGCTACCACCGCCGCCGCCCGTGCCGCCTCTGCCAATCAAGCCACACGCCGTACTATTGCCGCCGTTGCCGCCACTAGAAGCTGTTCCGTAATTGCCTGTGCCGCTTCCGCCAGCGCCGCCGCTACCGACTGTGACCGTATAACTTGTATCTTTAGACAACGTGACTGTTTTTATTATACGTTCGCCATTGCCACCTGCGCCGCCGCCAACACAATAGCGATAGTATCCATGCTCACGCGGTTTTGAATATTTAACGCCGCCACCGCCACCGCCGCCTGCACCGGCTATATCAATCTGATATTCACCGGTTACAGGCGGCTGAAATTGATAAGTGCCAGGCACTGTATAGCTTATGCCGCTATAATTTTCAAGTGAGGTTGATTCGTCGAAATACATATCCGTAATTTCAAAATCAGCAAACCGCCAGTCAGTGTCTGAATATCTTGCAAGCTGTTTTACGGGGTATTTGCCGCTGGCGATAAACATAGTATCTGCGCTTTGAACAAATCTCAAATCTTGCAGCATATCTGCCGTGTACGGTGTCATAACTTCTATGTTTATATAAAGTCCATTCTTATGCACCCTTATATATTTCTCGCCAATCTCCAAAAGATAGTCGGTGTTATCTGCGCCGTTGAACGGTACCAGGATGCACGCTTTATCGCTATATTTCGTTCGTGCCATATACTTCATACCTGGTCTGCGATAAATAGGACCGTGCGGCTTGATAAGGCAGTTATAGGCTTGCAGTACCGCAAGCTGGTACTTATCTAAGTCGACGCGGTTGGCAACTTCGGCGCTGATTTCGCCGCCGGTAAACGCAGGCTGCAATAAATAATAAGGTGTTAACCCACTAGCCATAATTACGCCCTCCCGTCAAAGTATTTACTCGGGTAATCCGGCAATTCTTTCTTTTCGCTTGCCGTGGTATACTTCGCTTTCTGCAGCGCCGCCATTGCAAGCTGATACTGCGTCTGCTGCAAGCCGCTGTTGCCGGTCAGTTGTACGCAGATATTAAACGCCAACATATGAGTAAACGCGCTCAAAAAATCACTCGAAAACATTTCCACATCGTCAACATCATAGGTATATTCAAGCCACGCAGCAGGAATGTTGCACCCTATGCCAAGCACGTTGTCGCTTGCCATATATAAGTCCCATTCTTCCTGCTGCTGTTCGCCTGCCCTTATCATTGCGCCGGTGTCAGCGTCAAATATCTTGCGCACAGCAAGGCACTTTTCGGGGTAGGCGTAAACGTGGGACCAGTACGGAGATTCGATACTAAGTTCTGCAAGCTTGCTCACGCGCTTTGCAAATCCCCAAGTGTAGCTTCTTAATAACTCTTTGCGGGTAGGCTCATAAAACAGTTTGCACTGTCTGGCCAACTCCGACTGCTCATCTATATTGCTTATACGCCCTTTGGCGATATGAGCCAGCGCCATATTACATACATCGGTAATGTTAAGCATTTTAACTATTCCTCCTTGATTATTAAAAAAGGGAAGAGCTTATCGCCCTCCCCTTAAAGTACTAAATCAGCCCGGCCAGTTCGGAACAGTTTCAGTCAAGCCAGCAGTCAGTTTGCCGCCGCTTGCGCCGGTAACAGTCAGTCTGGAAAAAGCCTTCATGCCATACGGCAATTTAGCCGCAACTAAAATGCCCTTCTTGGTGGCAGCAAGGGTATAAGTCGCAACAACGGTTTTAGTGTCGAAGCTTTCACTGTCGGAAGTTTCCAGCGCCGCAGTGATAGTGCCGCTAGTAGCTAAGGCGGTAGGCGCAGTGATAACAAGAAACAACGGGTCGGCCGCATCACCGCCGCCAACGTTCGCAATTACATTGCTGGTCAAGGAATTATCCATGTACATATTTTGCTGGTCAAAAATCATTGTTATTCACTCCTTCCGGTTATTGTACTGCCGCTTCGGTTTCGCTTTGGCAGTCAAGTTTCTTAATCTGAATACCTGCAAGGTACAGTTTAGGCGGCGCGTCCATAAAGTCCTGGCGGGTAACATGAACATTGTTCTTGTTGTTCAGATAGCACTCCAGCCAAGAGTATACGCCGTCAGATACATACGCAACCGGTGCTTTCGGGTCTTGCAGACGGTTCTTTGCGAAGATGAATTTATTCATCAGTTCGCGTTGCGCACTGTCAGTCAAAGAGTTAAGCTTTTGGACATCAATGTTGCACACGCGCACAATAGAACGAACATTTTGTACCGCCAAGCCACACTTCCAAGAGTACAAGGTCTGCAATGCACGGAACGGCTTGTTATTCTCATCGTATACGTCGCTTTCGCCCAAGTCCTCAGTCTTCAAGCCTGCCTGGGTGCCTTTAGGATATACGCCCATTACGCGGCGGTCGCCCCAATCTACAAAGTAGATAGAAGCATTAGTGTTAGTACCAGGAGTACCCGCGGAAATTACCTGGTGGCCTGGAGTGCCTTTGCCGCCGTCGGTCAAAGTATTGTAGCGTACCACAATACCATTGAAAGTGTCCGGGTCTTCGTCCAAGTTGCCGTACAAGAATTGACGTGCGACGTATTGGCCCATGCCTTCTACGTGTGCATCATCCTCTGCCATACGGAAAGCCTGCGGATTCGGTTTGCCGGAAAGCAATTCAACGTCCACGCAGGAACGGTCCTCCAAGTGCATACATACATCAATGCGCTGCTTTACAGTGCCTTTAGTCGGAGAAGTACCGCGGTTAATACGACGGATAGACGGAGAAGGCAGGCTGGCACGAATAGTAGTTTTAGTACCAATCGGCAAATCGCCTTCCATCCACCGAATATCTTCCATAATAGGATTGGATTCGTTAAGCACTTCCATAACGCGGTCAATAGCGCCTTGCGGAGTTAAATACTTTCGTAAGTCACTCATAGTTTGGGAGTAACCAATAGTAGCCATAGTTTCATCATCCTTCCTGTTTTTCAATTAAAAGTTAATAAATTATTTGTACCTGCTCCAGTCGGTTTTTGGGTACATGTTTGCTGCAATGCCTTGCGCAGCGTTTAAGCCTTGTGCGCCGTTTTGTGCAGCCAAGCCGGGGTCCTCGCCAAGCAGTTCGCCAAGTTTCGCAAATGCTCTCACGATAGCAATTTGATTGCCTGCGCCAGTAATTTCTAACGCTTCACGCACGTTCAAGCCCGGATACATTGCCTCCAATTTACGGCAGGCAGTATCGCAAAGGCCCTGTACTTTGCCCAAGTCTGCGCCCAGTGCCGTTTTAGCTTCGTCACCCCATTTAGCAATTTCTTGCGCACGGAGCTGTTCTACGCCTTGCACTACACGGCTTGCATACTCTGTGCCGTACTTTGCAAGTGCTCTTGCCTGGTCATTGCTAAGGTTCATGCCTTTAATGACATCTACAAAGCGTCCTTGCTCATCAGCACTAAGCTCATAGCCTTCCGGCATTTCTACTCCTGCAAAGTCATAATTCACTGTGCCGGGCTGCTGTTGTGTGCCTTGCCCATTACTTCCGTTCCCTGCAATAGTGCCGGAAGCACTTGTATTATTAGTTGCATTAGTAGTCGGGTCTGTTTGCTGCTGTTGCACTGTGGTATCGGGTTGCTGCTGTGCGCCTTCGCCGTTCACAACTGTGTTTTCACCGTTCTCGCCCATTAGTTATTCCTCCTTGTTGTTATCTATATATTCCACTGCCAGCTCTTGTAGCTTTAGTTGGAATTCTGCATACTCCATTTCAGCCTGCTGTTTAAGCTCTATGCCTTGCAGCCCAAGTGCTAAAATGCTTTTGATAATGCCTAAGCCTACGTCGCGGCGGCCTTCGTTATAGAAAGTCTTGCTGTTGCCGGTAAAGCACATAGAGTTTACTTTGGTCACATCAAGCATACGCATCAAGAACCAGCGTCCGCTTTCACTCCCCAGCAGGTCAAGTAGGGCCTCTTTATCCCTTCTTGCCTGCTCTCTTACCATGTACTCTGTCAGCAGTGCTTGCTTTCTATCCTCGCCGGTATTGGATTTATATTTAAACTGCTCGCTCATTATTCCCAACCTCCCGGCACGCCTAGCCAGCTTGTAATAGCCGGATTGAAATCATTCGCCGCCGCAGTAAGATTTTTGGCCGCCTCTGCCGCAGGAGCCGCAGCCTGTGCCATTGCCAAGCCTTCCTGCATTTCCTGTTGCCGTTGCATTTCCTGCTGCTCTTGTTTGAGCATTTCTTGTACTTCTTCATCACTGCGCAATGCCATCGCAGGCACGCCAAGCATTTCAAAGTATTTTGTAATAGCACCCAACGGGTTAATCTTCTTCGTAACTTCTGGCCATACTTGCGCCATCTGTCCGGTTTGTGCTATCGCCTGTTCGATATTCACAAGTCCGCTCATCTTCTGCGCCTGCGCCAAAGGTGAAATATAGTCCACTTCTACATCCTCTTCACTCAAAATGTCTTGTAGTTCTTCCGGTACCGGTGGGAATCCACCGCTTCTGTCGATGATGTTATATACACGTTGAAGAATCAGTGTTAAGAATTCATCCTGCAATCGCTCAACCACGGGGCCTAGCTGTTGCAGTTTTTCCTGCGTTCTCTCCATAACCTCTCTAGCAGTCATGCGGCTATTATCAAGGTTATCTAACATCAAGAACAAATCAGCACTGTATGCTCTCTTTATAGCATCCTCAACGCGAATAATTTCTTCCTGCGCGTCCTTCAAGTCAAGGTCAACCGCGAACAAAGGCTTAACCATATCTTGCGTCTGGTCATCTACGGCTGTTAGACCGCCAGGCATCAAGTTAATACCGCCATTATTCATAAGGCTTGGACTGCCTTGCATCGGCGGCTTTATCTTTAACTCTATTGCTGTGAGATAATCTTTTTTCAGCAGTTGCAGCATTTTACTGTCGCCTTCTGCAAACCACGCAGGACCTCTTGCGTATGCCTCATTGCCGCTGACAAGATAACGCGCTACCGGTACTGCTTCTTCTTCAAAGCCGCCAACATACAAGTATTCGTCACTCTCTGACTTTTCCAACCAGTACACGCTTCTATACGGCATATTCAGTCTGTCCATGTAGCCAGGCAGCTTATCACTGTTAGGCTCTACCATCCAGCAGACTTTATACTTCTTAGTAAGATTGGTCTGATTGTCTAACAGTCCTTTCAGATTGTCGGGCAAAGCGTCTACGCCGAAGCAGTCTGCTAGCTGCTGCAAAGTCATATCGTACTTTCTTGCAAAAGTAGTTACCTTGCCGAAGCCGTCTGCTTCAAGTGCATAAGTACCGATTGTCATTGTCTGAAACCTCACGCCGTTTTCTGCGTCGTAGAATATAGCCATCGGGCACTGTCCAAAAGGCAATTCCAGATATACAGTATGGATGCTGTTATAGAAGTTGCTCTTTGCAAGCACGCTTGATACAATCTCTTGTCTTGTGTCAAGCACCTTCATAGCCTCAACATTCGTATTCAGTTCCGGCCGTCTATATGCAAATCTGAACCACTGGCGGCTCGGCGGTGTAAGTCCGCTCATAACGCCAGCAGCGAATACCTGTGCCGCTCTCCAAGCTACCCCGTGCACAATCTTTAAGTCACGTCTGCGTGCGGGATTGGTCTTGTCTGCCGTATCGTCAAACTCTCCGACAAACGGGAGCTGATAATCTCTTATCTCTTTCCATCTGTCTACCCAATCTCGCCTATCCTCGTACATGCTTTTAAGCTTACGCACCAAACGTTGGCGGTCTGGCAAGTTCTTTTTCAGCGGCACCCCGTCACTAGGAAGTGTTCCCTGTGGCTTGCTCGCCGCTATCGTTTGAAAGTTCATAAGCTGTTACCTCTTAGCCTAAAGTATTACGGCCGCCCTCGCCGCCACTAGCAATAGTGCTTGTCTGCGTAGATGAAAAGCCTCTGCGTTTCTTCTTGTTACTGTCGCCGCCGGCCGCAACTTCGCTGCTTGTCGCAACGGTAGTCGGTGCCGGGTCCACCTTTTCAATAGTCGGCATGTTGCCGCCACCGAATAATTTTGCAATGCCACCCATTTTTAAATCGCCCCCATAATTGAATATTCTGTGTTGCACATCAGCACTTTAGGCTTTCTATCGTCAAACCCTAACTGCCTTAACGGAACCTTCCTTGCAAATGTTAGTGCCAGGCCGTCTGCAAGGTCCGGTGAACGCCCTAGCTTTTCTTTTATCTCCTCTTTAGGCGTTAGTATTAAACGCCCATTCTTAGAGTACTTATAGTGAATGACTGCAAGCTCTTCTCTTAGTCCAGGTTCATCCGGCAAAGCTCCGCCATCTTCTATCCAGTCTTTCAGTTTGAAGTACATCTCTGCTCTGATATTCTCATAGCGCTTATTCTCTATCGCCGCACCTTGAAATGGTATCTCCCTCAAAGCCGTGTACCCCATCTGCCGCAATCTGTCGACTACGCCAGCACCCATGTTGCCAACGTCTATAAAGGTCATATCTGCCTTATTTTCATCCATTGCCAAAGCAATATAATCTGCCGTCTGCATCGTATTCAGCTTCTTATAGATTCTCGGCTTAGCATATGCCATTAAACCCTTACGCCGCCATATGCACGTTCTGTCATCGCCGAAGCGCGCTATATCAGCGCCTTGCACCAGCGGCATATCATAGGGAACATCCTTTTCTGTCAGCTCTCTACTGAAAGCCTTATCTAGTTTCTCCAGGCTGAAAAGCTCGTTGATTGCCGATACGCTAAAGTCACACAAATACTCTTGTCTGAATTCTACCTCCGGCATATCCTCTTTCAGTTCTTCTATGCTCTTTGCGTCTAAGATGCCGCTATCGTACACGTTCGACAAATACGCAAAGTAACGCTTATTCGTCTTGGCCTTCTTGTACATCTCATAGAAGTTGTTCTGCCCCTTAGGTGTACCGATGAAATAGCAATAGCCTTTTCTGTCGCCGTTCTCTATCGCAGGTCGGATTATCTGCGTCCACATCTCCGGCTTCATATCCGAATATTCGTCAAGTATTACGCCGTCCCAATATGTACCACGTAATGCGTCGGGGTTATTCGCACCAACGATATATATTCTCGCTCCCTGCGCTCCAGGTACTTTACTGGGGAATTCAACATACTTTTTAGTTTCATTCACCTTGATGCCCTCTATGACGCTTGTGTAATACTTCAATGGGCCCCACGCGATAATTTCCATCTGTGCGCTGAACGGACCTACTAAAGCATACTGCGGACTGATTAAGTCGCTCTGCAAAGCATCCCTTATAAGGTGATTCACCATTCCGATGGTCTTACCAAAGCGGCGGTGCGCTACGATTACCGCAAAGCGGTGTCTGCTTAATTCCTTATGCAGGACCTTCGCCCATGCAGGTCGTGGAGTATATGGTATTTGTATTATGTTTTCCATGTTTACCCCCTTGAAAAAATCGTTTTGGTAATTTTTGGTATTTACCTCCCCCGGCGGCTGCGAAATTTTTGGGCCCCACCCCCACTCAATGTCAGCGGGAAAGGCAAGAACCAAAATCAATTTTTGCGAAAACCCAGGGAAATCACCAACGCCAGCGCCGCCAAACAACCAATCAGAACCCACGCCAAACAAAAAACAAAAACGTGGTAGGCCTGCCGCATGAGCCACGCAGGAACGGCCGCAGCATATGCCAGGTGAACGCCTGCCGCTAACATCATCAGCCAGGCCGTCAACATCTGGAACCGCCAGCTAATCAGCAGCAGCAGGATAATATTTTACGTCCGATAATAAGGATTATGTTAAAAGTATTATCTATGTTTATGTTTTGGTAGCATCTTCTGAACAATCGTTTACTATTACTGCGTCATCTGCCGCGCCCCAATGATACACAGCCGGGCCCTTGTTAGCGTGCTGCTGCTTGTCAAAAGCGCCTATACTCTCTGCATATAGCTTTGACGCGGCTAACTTATCCTTGTTGCTGGCTTTATCGTCTGACATAATTTTGAGCCAATAAGCCTGAAGGTCCTGCACAGCCAGGACGGCAACGGCTGCGCCCTGCTGTTTGAGCAGCGCCGCACAGTCCTCTAACGTCTGCGGCGTTGTCGCTATTGCCGGCGGCCTGCCTCTTGTCGGTGTATTTGTGTTAGCTAATAAACTTTTAATCTTAAACATCACGTCACACTTTTGTTACAACCATATATAATATATTATTAATATCAATCACAACAGATTTTGTAAACATCAATAATATAAATACAATCAATAATCTTTATTTGCAAGAATCCAACAATAAAAAAAGATTGACAAATAAAAACTGCCAATCATCAATAAAATTATATTAATTATCTTGTTTTGAATTATATACCCTAAAAAATGCTATTAAGTCAATGATACATTATTATATTTTTGTGAACGTCTTAACATATTATAAATGTTGCTGAATAAAGAAGAACGGCCGCCGCTGAACATCTGCCAGCGTGCGGCCGTTGCTATCCTCTTATAATGTTGTTATTTGACCTCTGCATCATCTGCGGGGCTGCCGTCGCTATCTGCTGGCGGCGTTGACGCCGGAACAGACACAGCGACGCGCCCGGCCTTGTCAACCAGGGCCAGGCTATATCCGCATAGTTCCGCCGCCGTCGCTAGCTCATCAGCGGACCAGCGGCCGCGGCTCAACTTATCATTAATGCTTTGTGCGTTGGCCACGCCTAGCGCAGCCGCCAGAGCCGACCGCTTAACCTGCGCGCTATCTAGCGCATATTTTATAGCTTGGCTTGCTTGTTTGCTCATGTTTTAGCCCTCCAATCTTGTTTACTACATTATATAGCCGCCGCGCCTAAAAAACAAGTCAAAAAAAATATAAAAATATCCATTTTGACTATTGACAAGCATAGCCGCATGCGCTATAATCATAGACATAGAAAACAAATAACTAGCCAACACGGCTACATTTTAGGAGGCTATGAAAAATGAAATTATTTACAAGCATTATCCTAGGCGGCGTTCTGCAGGTCCTGGCCGTCAGCGCCAGCCGCGCAGCCTACATCAACCCCGACACAGCGAACGCGCTGGATTGCTTCTTCTGGTACGTGGAGAACGGCGGCCTTGAAGTTGCTTGCGTACAAACAGCCGCCAACCTGGGCTGCTATGACCTGGCGAACGTTATCACCGCATTATTTTAAGGAGGAACTAACAATGACTAAACGCATGGAACAAACTCAAAACGCTAAAATGGTTCAGCTGGCGCTTTTCCGTGAATACGGCTTCCAGCCGTGCTTGAAGGACATCAAAATTTTGAACACCCGCGACTTTGACGAATTCCCGGGGCACGTTGAAGCACTCTACACGGTAGTCAAAGGCCATTTCTATAATGTCTTTTTTGATGTTACCGGTGAAGCAACCGTTTACAAATATTAAGGAGGCCGAAACAATGAAAATTAAAAACCTGCGAATCAAACAACTTATAAAGGTTGCCAACCTCATGAACCGCTACCCGGCATTAAGCGAGGCACAACAAGAAGTCTACCAATATGCAACCAACATCGTATATCTGATTTTTTAAAGCTGACGGCGGCCCCGTTGGGGGCCGTAAAGCTGCCAGGCAGAAGGTCCGAAGCCCTAGCCAACAGCCGAAAGGAGAGTAATAAGAAAATGACCTTTGAAAAGTATAATGCTAATCCGGAAAACAAAAATATCGGTGATTGCTCAATTAGAGCAATTTGCACGGCAACCCCGTTAACCTACCAGCAAGCGAAAAAGCCCGGCCGAAATCATCAGCGACGCGGAAGCGGCGGCCGCCGCCTGGCAGATGCTGAAAAAGCAGCAGGCAGCCTATCAAGAAAACATCTGTATTTTGCGCAGGATGCTTTCGGTTGTCACCTTTGACGACTGGAACGACTGGAAGATAAACGCTTATTAAAAGGAGGTTGAAGCAATGAAACGTGAAGAAGCGTTGAATTTGCTAAAAAAAATTGAAGCGTACCGCAAACAACCGGCGATGCACGAGGCGGAACACGATATTACATGCCGCATCATTGCCGCTATGGTTGCGGAAGCAGGCGGCTTTAAAAGCCGTAACGAATGGACCGCAGAAATCAAGGAGGCTTTAAAATGAAGCGAAAGAAATTTTATCAGCTTGACGGCGTGTGTCGTAATAGTCATAATCTTATTATTGACCTTGCGAATAATTGCAGCGTTGCAATTTACGGACCGAAAGTGTTCTTTGTTTGCTGGTTCTTCGCTGGCAACCCTGGCCGCATATATAAAGCGGAAGTGTGCGGAACCAGCGTAAGCAATTTTTGTTTAGAACGTTGAATCAGCATTTTAAACTATTCAACCCACTACACCGGCAGGAAAGCCGCCGCCGGTGTAGAATATTAAAAGGCAGAAGCGATTTTTTATGAGGAATCAAATCATGTTAAAGGAAATCAGAAATAATGTATATCACGCCGAATTTGTTGTAGCCGACGAGGACGGCCAGCGCTACGCCGCTTTTGAAAGCGACTGGAACGGCGAATATTGGGAAGCGACCGCCTGCACGGAAAGCGGCGAGCTTATCAAAGGTGAAACCGTTAAGCTTTACCCCGTCATGGTGTACCTGGCCGAATCCGACCAATACGAAACCGTTGGTTATGACGAGGAAGCGCCCCGCGTTCTTCTCCCTGGCTGGCGTGACTACCAGAAGTGCGGCTACAACGAAAGCTACACCCTGGCCCCCGCCGCTTACAGCGAAGCGAGCGACCGCGTTTACTTGATGCTGCCGGAAGGCGCTAGCGTTTACGCTGATGACGCAGGTTGTCCGGTGATTGATTATGACGGCTTTAAACAAGGCGACGTAATCAATCAGTACGACGGCAACGGCTGCCGCCCCTACATCATCGACAGCGACCGCCGCCGCGCATATCTGGAAGTTGTCGAACTGTAACCCCGAATCACCCGCCCGGCGAAAGCCGGGCTATTACGAAAGGAGGAAGAAATATGCGAATACAGCAATTAAAAAAGTTGCGCGTAATGGCCGAGCGAGCAAGATGCTTCTATGGTTGCGCTTGTTCAAACATAGAAGCAAGCGAATACTATGCCCCGTACTGGAAGCGCGACCCGCGCAAAAGTGAAAAGGCCGCACTGCATACCCAGGCAAGCAATTCCTGGTATGCTTGCCTTGCAATACTGGACAAGATAGATGCACGCTTATAAAAAACAAGCCCCGAGGCAAACGCCCCGGGGCTTTTCTGTATCCTATAAATGCGAGCAGGCTATATATTTTTGAAGTCGAAATGTTTTACAGGTATAATCCTAGGGCTGCCATGATTGGAACACGTGGCGGCCCTTTTCTGCGCGCGTGGCACATACTTTAGGGAAGCGAAAAGCAAAAAAGCCCGGCAGCACCGGGCTTTATAGCAAGCGTTTTCTTAATGTTTGGAAGCGGCAGCGCCGCGCGCCTGCCTTTACTTTTCTTGCTTCTGTTCTGCCCTGGCCTTCTGGAAGCTGTTGGCGTTTATGTCAATCCGTAATAGCCCTTCTTGAATCGCCAGCATGAGTAGGCCGTCAATGAACGAGCGGCGGCGAAGCGCATACACCTGCGGGCTAATCTCATCAATTACGGAAATTTTGCGGACCGCCCAATGGTATACGTACCGGTGTTGAATCGCCTTATAAGACTTATCGCCGAACCGCTGCCGAAATAAGAGAAGCGAACGTTCCATCACATCCAGCCATTTTTCCGGTTGGTAAACCAAAAACGCCTGCCCAAGATAAATACAACGGACCGCGGCAAGCGGCGTTACCGCTTGAATCGCGAGCCGTGCCGTAGAATCGCCGCCGGTCCTCATATCAAATTCCAAGCGTTCCGCCCTCTGCTGCATCCTGGCGGAAACAACCGCTTTACCAATCGCGTTTTTTGCAAAGAGTAAGCTTTCTGCATAATCTGCGGCTTCTGCGTAGTCCATTTTCTTTACCAGTCCACATCATCAAGCGGGTCTTTCCGTTCCTCTTTCGGAGGATACGGCGCTGTATTTTCCGCAATTCTGACACATTCCAAATGCTCCATCAGCAAGTAGCTTGCCTTAGAGTTTTTGCCGTTTCTGTCCACATATAAATCAGTCTGGAAGCGGCCGCCCACAATAACTTGCGAGCCTTTTGTAACAAAATTGCTGATATATTTAATCAGTCCAGGCACAAAGCAGCGGCAAGAAATGTAATCGTAAACGCGCTTATTATCTTTATCTCGATATTGGCGAGCACACTGTATTTCCAGGGTGCATACCTCTTTGCCGTTCTTCATAACTTTTGCATCCGGTTCAAATTTTACCCAGCCAAGTATCAAACAATTATTCAACATTATAAATTTTTACCTCAACCTTCGGAATATCACTATATTTTTTATAAACTGTAAGCTTAACAATCTGCTTATCATCCTTATAGACAATACCAGATATAGAATCAAGAATAATCTTTGCGACGTTATCAACATCGGGTTTTTTTATCGGTAACTGTAAGCCGTTTAAAGCCTGCTCCTTGAATTTTTTTGACTTGCTGGCAGGAATACCCACGTCAGCTATTATCTCTACTCGCAACGGCAATTCCGTGAGCGTCAGCCCTATATTTTGCATCGCTTCACTAGCTAACAGTTTGACGTAGGCTTTATAGTTACGGCTTTTCTCCGGGTCGTATGCTTTTGCAAATCCGCCATGAGTAGAAAAGCGAGGCCGTCCCTGCGCCGTCGGTTCGCCTGGAATCGTAAATGTTAATTTCATTTTTCTGCATCCTCATTGCTTTTCTGTACTGAATTGCCAGAATTAAGCTCATTTTGTAAATTGCGAAAAGCTTTAATGCTTTTGTTTGCAGCTGCGATTAAAGCACTATCAAGGCAAGGCCCCAGACTATATGTTTCTTCGTCCTCTTCCTTTGCCAGCTCCGCCATATATAAGCCAATCAGACTGTATACGGCAATGTCCTTCAAACTTTCAGCGATTTTATCGCCGTGAATATCGTGAGTATAAACAAAGGCGATATGCTTTGCCATATACGCTTTCAGCTCCTCAAACATTCCCTCTGCATCGTCGCTACGTCCGTTCAGAAGCGCGCCGCAGCGGAAATTAGCAAGCTCATCTGCGCCGGAGGAATACTGTTCATGCTTTTTCTTAAACAGCGCCTCCAATTCGTCAAGCTGTTGGCACACGAATTCACTCATATGTTTACTACACATTCTGGTACCTCCTCTATTTCGTCTAAATAATATACTGACAGAAATTCATCGGTAGAATTCTTCTCAGCCTTGACTTTAGCGTCTTTCGCCGTTTCTGCATCGACGATTTCTGTAAGTCCCATATTGGGGAACGCTATACTTTCCCATCTAAGCCGGTAATGTTTCATTAATTCAGCACCTCATGTTTTTCTGCTTCTTTCTTTGTTTCTTCGCAATACTGTTGTGCTGCTTCCGTCATCATACCCATTAATTCCTTCATAGCTGCTTCTTCGCCGTATTTGCTCTGTACATTTACCACAGCCTGCACCATCATCGTCACTATAAACTCTTTAAGTGTCGGATAGTTGCCGAACGCACGGCAAATCATATGTTTGTCGGTATTGTCATAAACAAGCATAAACGGAACACCACTTTCCAACAACAATTTATCAGCTTTCTGTGCTTTCTTATAGTCAATCATTGTTTTTTCCTCCAATCACGCACCCCGTCAATAATCGCTACGATTAACCCCATCCATTGGATAATAGCCACCGGGATAAGTGCCACTATCAGCATAATTGCTACAAATTCATCTAACGTCATTGTTATCACTCCTTCTCAGCTTTACTAGCCTTTAAAATCTTCTCAATCAGCGCGTCTACTGTCTTTCCGGTAAATTCGCCTGTTGCTTTGATGTTGGCTGGCGTTATATGTTCAGCAGCATACATAGCAAATATTTCCGTTTTTGTTGGGAGAAAGAGTGCCAGCGTATCTAAAATTAACGCCGCACAAACAAGCATTTTGAGCGCCTTGACGGATTCATCATGCTCATAATCATCTGTCAAGACCGCCATTGCAGCCACCACGGCAAATGCAGTCACTACGAAGCCAACTACACAGCAAACCACTTGTATAAACTCTATCCTGCCCGCCCAGTAAATCAGCCACGGGCTAATAATCGGCTCGTTCATCACTTACACCCCACAATTCTTCTGCCACACCAGCAGCAGTGCGACTGTCCAGCATAATAAAATATTCCGCCGCACTTTTTGCAGCGACAAGTCGGGAACGCCTCTTGATAATATCCCGCATACACAATCGCCGTTGTACGGTCAAGCTCATGCTTTAAAGCTGTTAACGTAACCTTTTGCTTTTTCATTCCGGCGATAATAAGTTTTATAGCCTTAGGTTTAAAGCAGCCAAGTTGAAGACTATACTTAGCCATCGAGATTTCTCTTTTGACATCTAAAATTTGTTCACGCAACATCTTTTCACGTTCCGGCAGGCTATCCCACCATTTCTGACGTTCTGGTGTCATTACTCTGCCTCTTTCTCTACCGCCGCACGAATAGCAGCCATAGCCTGTTGCAAATAAAAATCATCGCCACTGTTAGTCCAGTCGCCTAAAATATCGTCAATATCGTTAACAACCTTTACGCGTTCTTCGCTAGTCATTATTGTACCCTCCTTCTCGCTCCGCACTTCTGCGGCGTATTGCTACACCTCTTGCAAGGTCTGTCACACTCACAACAGCAGATGTGCAGCAGAGTGCTTATCGTGCACTCCGGGGCAACAGCCTTGCAAAAGTATTTAGGCTTTAAGCGTGCTTCTATTGCGCTAACAGTTTGTCGATTCGGGTCCGCGTCGTCTTTAGGCGGTCGGGGTAAATCCAACAGCTTGGCACTGGCAACCGCGCGTTTGCATTTCAGCAGGCCGCAAGATTTTGCCTTACCCTTTAAGAAGTCGCTAGTTATAACTTTTTTTGTTTTGCCGCAGTCACACCGCACTAAAAAGAAGGTGTTCCTGGTTCCTTGGTTGCCCAAATACTTTTCAACGGTCAGCGTGCCGTATTTAGCGCCAATCCACGCCGTCCAATCCCTCACGCTAGCACCTCCAAAGTAAGCGTATCGCCACATTTCAGCAGCTTACTTTTACAAGGCTCATTATGCTTGCGACTGTACGTAAAGTCGTTCATGTAGCATTGCAGGATACGGAATTGATTGTCAATAGCGTTATCGTTCAAGCCAATCTGCCGGCCGTATTCAAACACTGCTTTATCCTGCGGCATATACGGCATAATGAGCCGGTGTTCTTTCAATTTTGCCGCCGTCCATTTGAGCAGCATACCATTCAGCCTATCAGCTAGCGGCTTACCGTCGGCCAGCTTCTCCATGTTGCAACGGTTGATATTCTCCTGCACATGCGCTTCTTCCGCTTGCTTCAAAGCAGCCTGCATCAGCGCCGGGCTGATTATATTCACGTTAAGGCCGTTCGCACCGGTCAAGGTAAGCGCAATCTGCTCTGCTTTCTCCCACCGGTCAAGGCCTATATTTTGCTGATTAAAAATTCCTGCCCAAAGATTGACTGTTTCTGACAAGATTCGTTTCGCTTCTTCCAGGCGGTCAAAGCCGGGCCGTATGTCCTGCGGCATCCGCTTGCCTGCCTGTTGCAGTTTAACAATCGTTTGGGCTATTCTCTGCTGTTGCAGCATCTTCTTCGCCTCCGTACAATTCGTTCACTAGGTCCATACCGGTATATTCCTTGCCTTGCTTCTTGCTGTTGCCGCTGGCATAGTTTCTTGCTACGGTCTGCACATACGCAAAATTTCTTGCGCCGTGCTCTACCGCCGCTAGTATTCCTTGCTCAACGGCAGCTTCGCCAACCTCACCTAACAAGGCTTGCAGCTTTTCTCCGACGATTGGAGTAAGCGGCATCATGTTTTTCTCCCACAAGGCAAAAATTTCAGTATGTGCTTTTTCCTCGTCATCGCCATTTCTTTTAGGATGATGATAATCATCCTTTTCTTTATCTCTATACTCTATACTCTTATCTCTAATCTCTGTCGGACATTTTGTCCCTTTTTCTGGGGACATTTTGTCCCCCTTTTCGGGGACATTTTGTCCCTTTTTATTTTGACGTTGCGTCTTTTTCTTCGTCGCTGATTCTGACGCACTACCGCTGCCGGTCATGTTAGCAACCTCCGGCAAGTAGCTTTCGCCTTTATCGTTCTTCTCAATAAGGCCAATTTGTTCAAACAAAGCAAGCGCACTTTCGACGATTTCAATATCAAATTGCGTCTGTTTAGCGATTGATTCAGCAGTATGCTGAATAGTCATTTTGCCGACCTGCCGAACAAGTACGCCGTCAGTTTTCAATGACTTTAAGCACAGTTTAAGGTACAAGAGTACGTATTTTTCGCCGTTTTCCTGGTCCTCTAGCCACTCAACGACATCACTTTCAAAGAAGTTTTCGTTGAGCTTTAACCAATAATACCTGCCAGCCATGTTTTACTCCTCAAAGTATGTAGGTACTTCGTACACCATTTTATTGTTCTTCCGGTATACCTTGATTCTTCCGTCCTTCTTGCAGAACTTCAAAAATCTATACCAGCGTTTCGGATTGCTCTTTCTATACGAATACATAGAAAGAAGATGAAGTCCAGCTGCTCCCTTGATAAGCTCAAAGAATAAGTCGAAAGCATCTGGCTTTGCTTCTTCTAAATCGTCCGCAAATTTGTTACTGAAGCCAAAGTGTCCTTTACCTACAAGAACTATTGCTTTACTTTTTTCGCACGGTGTCGCTTTTACATTCAACATTTTGTCCCGCTCCTTTCAAATTTTTAGGGGGACATTTTGTCCCAAAGTTGGGGGACATTTTGTCCCCACTTTTCGGGACATTTTGTCCCCGATGATTTTGGTTATTTCATGCTTGCTTCAATTTCTTCTGCCGTGAAGATTTCACCGGTTGCAGTATCAACCTTGCCACCCTCTGCAAGCTCCTGCGCTTGCTCTGTAGCGTTCTCTGCGTCAACGTCGATGTATTCAGCCTCGCCGGTTTCTTCGTTGAGCACAGCAGCTTTTCCGTCATTTTCAAAGGCAGTCAATAATTCGATAGACTTAGGTGCATATGTTTTCAAAATAGGCAACAAGACTGTTTTGCAGGCCATTGCGTCAAAGTCAGTTTTCCAAGGTCCTTTATTGAACGCCTTGCTGAAGCGTTTTGCGTGAGCAAGTACCTGCTCTTTGGTTGAATAGTGCGCTTTTCTAAAACCGCCAACTGTTTCGATGGCCGCGAAGTAACCCACTACATTATCACTTACCGCTTCGCCGAGTTCATAAGTCTCATCGAATTTATTCCAATGTTTCAACTCTCCCTCATAAACTGGCACCATGATAATTTTTTTCATATACCCACTGCGCATAGCGAGCTGAATTAAACCTTTGTATCCAATTTGAAATTGAGCTATACCGGCATAAGCAACAATATATGCTTCGCCGAGAGTTGGCACGATTTGAAGTTTGAGGCTTGCTGCCGTAGCTGCTGCTGCAAGCACAGTATGATAATCCGCTGCGCGCAAAAGTTTATCGTTGTTGTATACTGTTAACACGCTAGACAGATAACTGCCGGCGTTTTCACCAAGCATTTTTTCGAAACGTTCTTTGACCGCTGCGCTGTTAATCGCTAAGCTTAAAGGCGACGGTGCCTTTGCAGTACTGCTATTATTTCTTTTTTGAATACCGTTAATAGTTGCCATCTTCTTTTAACCTCCTTAATTTCAAACAATCTTTTTCACTGTCATACAAAATTTCTTCCAGCGACAAGTCTAATGCTTGTGCCAATTTTACACGTGTACGCAATGCAATATTTTTAACTACGCCGCATTCGTATGAGCTGATGGTCGGCTTTTCTACGCCAACCATTGCAGCAACATCGCCTTGCAGCATGTTTAATTTTTTCCGCTTATGGAACAGCATAACGCCTAATTTCTCTTGCTCTGTAAGGCTCATTTTAACGTGAACCTCATACTAGGCTTGCCAACCTTGGCATACTTTTCGTACACGTCCGGCAGGTCTTTTTTCAGTGCCTTTTTGTCCAGCGTTACTCTTCCGGCAATCTGTATATAGGTAATTTTTCTATCCATAAACACGCCGCTTTCGCTGCCGTTCAGCATGAGCTTCAAGGCGTTTTGTGCCTGCGCTAACTGTTCTTCCAGTACCTTTTTCGTTGCCGTCAGTCCGTCAATACACTTAATGTATTGCTCTGCTGCGCTAGGCAGTGCGATACTGTCAACCGCTAACTTATCCTTATTCATTTTGTCAATGGTTGCGGCAGTGCTTTCGCTGCCGTCAACCTCCGGCGGGATGTCGCTTTGCAGGTTGTTCCAGAATATAATCGCCTCCGCTCTCATATCTGAAATAAACTCATCGTTGCGGGGAATTTCTTTCCATACAAAATGGTTGCCGCCGATTAAGCAGGCAATGTACCACTTCTCGCAGCCGGTAATCATCATGTACCACTGACACTGGCAATAATAAGAATCTGGCAGCTCGTCCCCGTCCCAATCTTTCGACTTAAAGCCGTTCGCAGTCTTACATTCCAAGCCTGCATTCTCGCCTACCACAAGGCGGTCGACGTTCGCCAGCATGAACTCATAGCTTTCATCCTGCAATGTGCCGCATTTGCGAACCTTTTTGCCGGTCAGCTCACAGAATCTGTCAGCTACAACCTGCTCAAGCACCGTACCCCAATACACAAATTCATTATTGGAAAGGTCCTCCGGCTCAACGTCACCATGCTTTTCAGCGTAGAGTGCGTAAGCGCTCTTCCAGGGATTAAGTCCCATGATGCAGGCAATATCGCTGCCGCCGATACCACTATTGCGGACGCGTTCCCACGCCACGCGGTCAGCGGCTTGCTCAACTGTCATAATCAGTTTACCCTTCATCAAGCCTCATCCTCCATTTCTTCTAACATGTGCTTTGTAGAGAGTGCTGCATAACGAGCAGCGTCTTTATTGCATAATGTCATTGCGACGCGATAAATCACATCTTTACTGAGTTGCGGCGCATCGTATTTTTTCTCAGCAATTTTCGCAAGCGCCAGCAAATGGTTCATAGTAGCAGCTACGAGAATCTCAAAATCTTCGGGGTTCTTTTTGATGATAGTCACACTCATATTGACGAGCGTTTTTATAAACTTCTCGCTGATTTCCTCAAAAGTGCCTCTGATACCTACAATGTTTCTGCTATCGTTAGCGGCAAGCACTACGCCGCCATTGCGGACGAAATCTTTAATCGCCAACTCGAATTCATTGTTCATAAAATCAATCTCCTTTCAAAAATAAAATTAAATTTCTTTATACAAAGGAATAACAATTTGTTGTCCCGCTTGTAACCACTTCACACCGTTCAGATTGTTGTACTCGGTTATATCGTGCATAAGCTCACGGCAATCACGGTACTTGTCCTGCTGGTCCATGTAACGCCCGGTAATCTCCCACAGCGTCTGTCCCTCGCCTACGGTGTAGGCAACCAACGTTTGCTTATAACTAGGGAACAAAAAACCATGTGCC